ACAGAATCAAAGCACTCGGAAACTCAATCGTGCCACAAATCGCAGAACAAATCTTCAGGAGTATCATAGATGCAGAATAACATACCAGGATTAAAACTTGACTTTAGTAAATCGCCTACGATCTGGAAGTTTCTACAGGATAAATCTTTTGTGAGAGGATTGATCGGTCCTGTTGGTTCGGGCAAATCCTATGCGTGTTGTGCTGAAATTTTTAAAAGAGCGATACAACAAAAACCAAGTCCTAGAGATGGCATAAAATATTCTCGGTTTGTTATTGTAAGAAACTCATATCCGATGTTAAAAACCACTACGCTGAAAACGTGGCTTGAGTTATTTCCAGAACATATCTATGGTCCTGTTCATCATTCGCCACCGATTACACACCACATCAAACTACCCTCCAGAGATGGAGCTGCGGGAATAGATTGCGAAGTAATATTTTTGGCACTCGATCAACCCAAAGATACCAGAAAATTATTATCATTAGAAATTACGGGTGCTTGGATCAACGAGTGTAGAGAATTACCAAAAGCAGTTATTGATGGAACAACCCACAGAGTCGGACGATACCCAAGCAAAGAAGATGGCGGACCAACGTGGCGTGGTGTGATTTTAGATACCAACCCTCCAGATGATGACCATTACATTTATCGTTTATCGGAGAAAGAACCACCGAGAGGAAAGTTTGCCTGGAAATTTTTTAGACAACCGCCAGGCGTATTCGAAGCTCAAGACGTTCCCAAAGAAATGCCTGAAGCTCAAGGATTTGTTTTTGGTGGTGGTAAATGGTGGCAGACCAATGAAAAAGCAGAAAATCTAAATAATCTTCCCGTTGGGTATTACGAACAATTATTAGGCGGAAAGAATCTCGATTGGATTCGTTGTTATGCAGAGGGCAAGTTCACTTACGTTCAAGAAGGTCGACCCGTTACACCAGAGTTTGATGATTCATCTATGACCGAAGATTGTGAAATTTTAGACGGAGTGCCTGTACAAATAGGATTAGACTTTGGTTTAACACCAGCTGCGGTATTTGCTCAACGAGATCATAAAGGTGTATGGAGAATCATTCATGAAATTGTAACTTACGATATGGGATTAGAACGCTTTGCAATTTTACTCAAAGAAGATATAAATCGATTTTTTCCGAAACATGATATTGTCGTTTTTGGCGATCCAGCGGGTTCGCAACGATCAACCTTGAATGAAGATACTTCGTTCGATCATTTGAAAACACATGGCATTATTGCTAAACCCTGTGCGACTAATAATTTTAAAACCAGAAGAGAAGCACTGGCCATGCCGATGACCAGATTGATTGATGGTAAACCAGGATTCAGAATAGATCGTAAATGTGTTCGCTTGAGAAAATCATTAGCGGGTGGTTATCATTTTAAACGAGTGGCAATCGGTGCGGGTCAAGAACGATTCAAAGATACACCGAATAAAAACGAACATTCGCATATTGGCGATGCAGCTCAGTATTGTTTACTCGGTTCTGAATATCGAACCATGACCAGAGGAAAGTCCAGACAGTTACAACCAATGGTAGCTAAGATAGACTTTGATCCGTTAGCCTGATGTTTACAACTATAGAACTAAATTACGCCTTGCGACTTGATGGAGAGAAGACCAAACTTGTTCCGTTTCATTACACCCATTTAAAATTTATGCAATATCGAGAAGCAGACCAAAAATTGTTTGCAAGTTTTAATGATTACGCAGAACGAATAAAAAGTTTTCCAATAGAAGGCTTATCATTTTCAGGTATTACCAATAAAAAAATTGTTTGTTCTTTTGGGTTGCAACCCATTTGGGAAGGTGTGTACGAAGCATGGTTAATTCCTTCTTTGGAAATAACAAAATATAAATTTAAATTTCATAAAGCTAGTCTTAGATATTTTAACTACATAGCAAAAAAACTAAATATCCATAGATTACAAATAAATGTCAGTAGGTATAATTACCTAGCATACAAATGGGCGTTGGCATGTTACTTTCTGGAGGAAGGTATTTTAAAAGAATATGGTCCAGACAAATCGGATTATTTTATGATGGCTCGGTTGTTTGGTAAAAAGAAAAAGGAGTAAAGATGTCAGCTATATTTTCACCCAAAAGACCATCCCCGCCACCAGGTCCTAGTCAGGCAGAACTCGATGCGATAGCTCGTAGGGAAAAATTAGCGGCAGATGAAAAAGCAAGACAAACAAGAGAAGTAGCTGCCCGTAAACGATCAAGAAAAAGAGGGGCACAAGGTTTGATGACAGCATTCATAGATCGTGAACCTGAAGAGGAACAAAACACTCTAGGTCCAAGAAGTCGATAACTATGAAGAAAAAATATATTAGAAATCCAAAGAAAAGAGAGGAACAAGATGCCCCAAGTAATGTACAAAAGTAATAACAAGATGATGAAAAAAAGTTTTCCGTACAACTCTAAAGGCGTTATGGAAGCAAAGAACTTTGCTAAAATGACAGGCGGTAAAATGAAAATGTCTGTCAACGAATCTCGTATGAAGTATGCTAAAAAAACATAAGAATCCAAAAGGAGGACTAACCGAAGCGGGAAGAAAATTTTTTAAACGAAAAGAAGGATCTAATTTAAAACCAGGTGTTAAAGGTGCAGCCAATACACCAGAAAAGATGCGAAGAAAAGGATCATTCTTGAGTCGGTTTTACGGGCGGTCTAACCTTCCCCCATTCAAAAAACCAAACGGAGAGCCGACTCGGTTTGCACTAGCCGCAAGAGCTTGGGGAGAGTCTGCTCCAACCAATGCTCAAGCAGCTAGAAAGTTAGCAAGTAAAGGAAAGAATTTATTAGAACGATATAAAAATACTAAGAAAGCATAATGACAAAAATTATAAACAATACATACGAAGATTTCCTGAAACAAAGTGATAAGGCATTAAGGATGTCATTTAGAAAAATGGGTAGAATAGGCGATGCTATTTTAACTGCTAATGGTGGATCGGGTTATAAAAGAATGTTTGATAATTTTAAAAAAGATATACAAAATAAAGTCAACAGAAAAGAAGTAAGATTTTTAGGATCAAGTCCTCGGTCAACAATTAGAAACCCAAGATCAAAAAGACGATCACTAATGAATAGAGCATCATGAATAAATTAACACCAAAACAACTTAAATCGAAATACGATAAAAACAATACCCATAAGGATAATTGGCGATCCATATACGAAGACGCATACCGCTATTCGCTGCCAATGAGAAATTTGCATGACGGTTATTTTGATGGTGATGTTCCTGGTCAGGATAAAATGTCCAGAGTGTTTGATTCTACTGCGATTGATTCGACACAAAAATTTGCCAATCGTTTACAATCAGGACTATTTCCACCCGCAGCTAGATGGTGTCGTCTAATACCAGGATCAGAAATACCAGAAGAACGAAAAATAGAAACCCAACAAATCCTCGATAGTTATGCTGATCGTATGTTTGATATTATGCGACAATCTAATTTTGATCAGGCTATGGGCGAATTTCTTCTTGAACTTGCTATTGGAACTGCGGTCATGCTGATCCAGCCTGGCGATGAAGTAACCCCTATTCGCTATACTGCTGTACCAACATTTTTAATTACATTTGAAGAAGGACCATTTGGAACTGTCGATAAAGTATATCGTAGAATGAAACGTCCGTATGGTGTATTAGATCAAGAGTTTCCTGACATAAAGATTCCACAAGATATGAAACAAAAATATACCAACCGAGAAGGTGAGATGGTGGAACTGATTGAAGGTACATACTACGATAAAAACACAGGCAGATACCATTATCAGATTATTGATCGAGGAGGACAAAACGAACTGGTTTATAGAGATCTTAAATCATTTCCTTGGGTTATTGCCAGATACATGAAAGCAGCGAATGAAAGATATGGCCGAGGTCCTGTTCTCACCGCACTACCCGATATAAAAACTTTGAATAGAGTATTAGAGCTAACACTTAAAAATGCTTCGCTTACCATTGCGGGTGTATATACTGCGGTTGATACAGGTGTAATTAATCCTAACTCAATCAATCTTGTTCCTGGTGCAATCATTCCTGTTAATTCAAACGGAGGACCTAGAGGAGCAGACTTACAACCTTTACCCAGATCAGGAGATCCACAGTTAAGTCAGATTATAACAAACGATCTTCGTATGAACATAAAGAAAATTTTACTTGATGAATCATTACCGCCAGACAATATGTCGGCTCGAACTGCGTTAGAAGTAGCGGAGCGAATGAAACAATTATCACAGAACCTAGGCTCTGCATACGGACGATTAATAAATGAAACGATGTATCCTGTTGTAAAAAGAACTCTAGAGGTTATGGATGCACTCGGTATTATCCAACTACCACTCAAGGTCAATGGATTGCAAGTGAAGATTCAGCCCGTAGGTGAAATAGCAATGGCAAGCAATATGACAAAAGTCAACCAGATTATGCAATATATTCAGATCGCATCAAGTCTAGGTCCTACAGGACAAATGACATTTAAGATTGAAGAGGTTGCCGACTTTATTGCAGATGCAATGGCAGTTCCAGCGTCAATCCGTACTACTTTTGAAGAACGACAACAGATGCAACAAGTCATGGCGGAACAAGCTCAAGCTCTTGCACAACAACAGATGCAACAAGGAATGACAAATGAAACCCAACAACAAGCAGCAACAAACGATCAATAGTCCTGGTTGGGAGGGATTAGATGCAATGCCTAATCCTAATGCGAGGATCGAACCCACCGAACTCGATAAATTATATCAACAAGTATTTTCCACCGAACAAGGTCAGAAGTTACTCGACCACTTACAAAAAACCTATCTTGATGCCCCGACATGGACACCAGGATACGATCATGCCTTTGGCTATTTTAGGGATGGTCAAAACTCTGTAGTCAGAGAAATTATTTTAAAATTAAGGAGAGCTAGAAATGGATGAAGTCCTAAACCAAGAAGAATTAAAAACTGAAGAAACAACAGAACAATCAGCAGAACAACCAGCAGAAGGATTAATGTCGAATGCTACACTCGAAAAAGAAGAAACAACTCAAGATGAAGGTATGGCAACCAAGTCAGCAGATCAAGTTGTCGAAGGTGAAGATTTAGAAAATGTTGAATTTGAAAGACCTGATTATTTTCCAGAAAAGTTCTGGAATAAAAAAGATGGACCAGATGTTGAAGGATTAGCAAAAGGTTATGTAGAAGTTGAAAAAGCATTTCATAAAAAAAATAGTAAAGCACCAGAGTCCTACGATTTAAAA